CTAATACTTCATTAATATCACTAGGAAAGTTAGTGCTATCGCTAGCATTATTATATTCTGCTTGACCTTCTACAAGAGGCACAGAAGCCAAAGCTACTTTCCATAAATGTAGGCCCCTATTACCCCATTCAGAGAAGAGTATATTTAAAGAACGTCTAGCGCTTTTTAAACCATATCCCGTTCTTGCAGTTACACCGCAACGTTCATATGCCTCTTGAATTATTTCATCTATGTCAAGGTCAAAAGAAGTAGTACCTGATGTAGCCATTTTTAACCTTACTTATCGATAAATATGGTAGCTGCGTCTATGTTTGTGATTGTAGAAACTTTCATTCCACCAGGGAATAATACTCCGTCTTCTGGAATGTTTGTTGAAAACACATCACCGTTAGGAACGTCAGCCTGAAATAAAGTTGTGCTATCTGTGTTGTCTTGCAGAATAATTGTTCCTGCTCCACCACCGTCAGATGCTAAAATAATTCCTCTAAGTCTAGTTCGACCTGCGAAGACTGCTCCTGTTGCTGTAACTCTAACGGCTTTTACGTCACCTTTACTTGCCATTTTTTTCTCCTTTGTAGGAGCTCTCAGAGAGAGCTCCTAATTAATTATTAACTTACTGCAGCACTAAATGGTGTTGCTGGTGTTCCAGTACATCCGGAATCAACAGATACTTTCCATTTACCTGAAGCAAGAACTGTACAAACAATTTTTGAGTAAGTTACACCACCAGTTGTACTACCGTTTAATGTGATAGTGTCTGATGTTGAAGCTGTTTCAAAACCAACGACGTTGTCAGATGAGTCATCAATAAATAATGCACTTCCTACCATAACGTCAGTTGCATTTGCAACTTGCACAACTAAGTCACCTGTCTTTGTAATATCTGCAAAAATTTCGATAGTAGCGCCGACGTTGCTTAGATTGTTTAAGTCTGCTCCTGGTCCTGCGACAGCAGAATCAGAGTTTGCGTTTGTTGCTGGTAATGTGTAAGTCACAGCACCCGCAGTAGAGTTGTAAACAATTCTTCCTGCGTGGCTAGCTGTTGTCAAGCTATCGCTTGAATTCACTGTTACTACATTACCGGGTCCTGTATTAAAGAAACCATTCTTTGATATTACCGGACCTTGAAATGTGGTTGTTGCCATTTTTACCTCCGTAGTAAAATTTGTGTAGTCTCTACGTGCGTCTGCTAGGTCAGTCTACACAATGTTATTCTCCTAGAAGGTTAAATATAAACCTCTTTTAAAAAGAGAGCAAGTCTATTTAAAAAATAAATGACTGTCGTAATCTTGACTTCTCCATCTCAGTTTAGCCAAAATTCTTTTGATTCTCTCTTCAATGGATTTCATTTCAAGAGTCTCTTTTCCAGAATTTAAATATTGAGAATTCCACTGAGATTCGAGCTTGATTTTCTCAGCGATTAGAGATTGTGATATTGCGGTCATAATATAACTCCTTGTCTATATTATCCGCTTTTATTTTGTACATTAATTTCCCATAAAGTCAATGTATTTTCCCATAAAAAAAGGGGCCATAAGGCCCCTTTTAAAAGTTGTTATAAGGTTACTTATTATGCACCTGGTGAACCAAAGATACCTCTGAAATCAGAGAAGCCGAAAGAGTATCTCTCTCTTGCTTTGTATCTTACGTTACCGGTGTCAAAATCACCTTCCATTGAAGTTTTGATTGGTGATCTTTCAAAGTATTTTAGACCGTTAGGAACATCTGTAATGATAAAGAATGCATCAGTATCAGTTAAGTAGTTGTTCACTACATAACCTTGTGGGATCATACCCATGCTCTTTACTGCATTGATATCATTGTCAGCAGTACCAACTCTGTTAGCAGAGTTCATGATTCTTTCCGCTGTGAACTGTAGTTCTGACGGAATAATCATTTTCACACCTCTAGCAGCGATCTTTAATCCTCTTTCATCTGTGAAAGCAGCAATATCAATTAATGCTTGCTCAACAGAAGTTTCGTTTAAGTCCGCAGCTGTTGCCAACTCGTTACTTACTGTTCCAAAGATGGTTGGGTGGTCAGTAGCACAAAGCTCTTTACCATCACCACCTGTGAAAGAAGAGTTAAAAGCTCTGTTTAATACGTTAGCAGCTTTGATCTGCTTTGTATTAGCCATTGAACGTGCTAGAGCTTTTGTGTATCTGCTTGACAGTCTGTCATACAGATTATCTTCAATAGCTTCCTCAGTGATTGAGAATGCTAATGCCACAGTTTCGTGTTGATATCTAGATGTGTAGGTTTCTTGCGCGTTATCAAATGTAACTGCAGAACCTTCCGGTTTAACTCCAGCATTACCAAAGCCACTTAACATTACTTCCTCTTCGAAAGCTCTGTCTGAAGTTTCTTTAGTGAAGATTTCTTCATGCTGGTTCTCATAACGATTATATTCCAAGCCGAATAGTGCATTCAAACCTGGCTCTAACTCTTTAACGAGTTGATTACGTGATATAGCCATATTTAATTACTCCTATAATTCCTGCTTGAGCGTATGCTCGTTAATTGAAACGATATAGTTTATGTTATCTGAGCCTATTTCGCTGTTATCTGGGTCAGTAGATATACCGACGACTCTTAATTGGCCGTCTGTTGCAGCTAAATCAGATACGTCTAATTCAACATTGGATGTTCCATTTACTGTTGAACCAGCAGCGTACACGATATCAGCTACTTTAAATATATCAGTTCTTGCTGAAGCACCGTCTCCTTGTACTTCAAATCTCTCGTATGGATCGTCATATACGAAAGCGTCAATATCACCGGAAGTGATATTTGTTTGTGTGTAGTGGTTTCTGAATGTTGGTTTTCCAGTTGTAGGGTCAGTATAATTTACACCCCAAAATACACCAAGTAGTGTATCACCAGCAGCTGCCACGTCGATAAAGCCTGTGTTAGAGGCTTGTGGTATTACAGGGTCGCCCTGAAATATCGAAGATGCTTCGTTATCAGCAATCTGATATTCAGACATACCGCCGTTATCTGCGTTTTGTCCAACCTTACCAACAGGTCTTAAACCAAATGCACTGTCTTTATTTGCCATTTGTATTTACTCCTTTGTTAGTTTAGTTGATGGTTCGGAATAACTAAAAGATTAGTTCTTCTTGGAGCCACCAAAAGTTACACGGCTCTGCCTCTCTTGATTGATTGGCATCGCATTGTGCTGCTCCTTCATGAGGTCGTTTTCAACTGCTTGTTCTCGATCAGAAACTTTTTGATTAAAAAATTCTTCTCGAGATTGCGCGAGCTCTTCCGGTATCCTAGCCAGCAATAGGCCACCAACTCCGATTACCCCAGCATGTTTGCCATCTTGTACGGAAGGAAAATCATCTTCTGGATATTCATCAGCTCTTACTAATGACCATCCGGATCTTAATTTACCTGAGACATTTTTAGTGTCATCAGATCCCATACTTTCAGCTCTTATCCAACGGTGTCTATATCCCATTGGAGCAGGGGGTGCATCTAAAGATGATGGAGGAGTCCAAACTTTAGGTCGAGAGTCTTTCTCTCGAGTTTGACTCGCGCGGGAAGTTTTGTTTATTTTTGTTTCGTTTTCCATATGCTTATGCCTCCTTCGCGACTAATTGTTTCGCATATTCTTCAAGTGGCACACCTAATCGTTTAGCTATTGCTACCTGTGATGGTGTGAGCTTCACAGTTTTACGGCGTCCTACCATACCTGGACGTTTGGCTGATGCTACAGTTTGAGAAGGTTTCTCTTGTGTAGTATTTTCTGTTGTACCAAATTTATGAGGGAATTCAAGTCTAATTCTTTTATCCACTTCTTGATAATATTCCTCACTAGAAGGATCGTATCCTTCTTCTTCCGTCAGTTTTTTATGTATATCAAATGCGGTATACGTCATCGCACTATCCGTACCAAACCAAGTGTTTTTAGAGGCCCATTCCTCTGCTTTTGGGTCCATTTGTTGCGCTGCTTGCTTTAATTGACCTGCATTCGCATACCCTTGTTGCTGTTCCACAGGCTGTTCTACCTGTTTCGGTGCCTCTGGTTTTTGAGATTTTACTTGATTAAGTCTAGCGGCATCCATTGTCAGAGCTGCTATTTCTGTTTGTGCGGCTATTTGAGCATCAACATCCTGTGCATCAATTGCTGTTTTCAGCTTTCCCTTAGCTGCCTCCAGGCTTGATTTCACTCGGCTTTCAAACTCAGATACATAATTCGTATCTAGACTTTGATATCTATCTTGTAGTTTCTTTTGTTGATCTGCTATAGATTTCGCATATACAATCGCTTCTTCTTTCTGACGTTCTGCTTCACGCATTTTACGTGTTAGCTTGGCAATTCTCTTTTTGACACCTTCACTATATTGTTCTAATTCTTCTTTCTGTGGTGCCTCTTCTTTTGTTTCTTCTTCAGTTTTTGTTTGTTCCCCCGAATCGGTTGATTCCTCAACCTGTAGTTCTTCTTTTGGTTCTGGTGCAGAATAATCTTTTTCTAAATCGATTTCTGCTCCATCGGTTTCACCGACATCAATCATCGGTTCTTCTTTTTTTAGTTCTTCGGGCATAGTTTTCTCCTATGTTTAAATATGATGTAGAATATCTTCGGGGTTACTAATGGTCCCTAAGACTTCATCATCGTTTAGTAATCGCACTTCTCCACCTTCAATCGGGAGCCGTGATCCGGCGTATCGGGCAAAAATAACCCAATCACCTTTTTTGCACCAAGGGCCGGTATAGAATTTTTCTTCATCCTTGTAGGCCAATGGTCCAACCTTGATTACATAACCGCAGTTCGTGGCTATGCGTAATTTGTCTAATGATTCTTGAGCAATGATAATACCACCTTTTGTTTTATCTCTAGGTTCAAAAGGTAATACTAGTATTCTCCAACCAGAAGGGTTGGGAAGTTTTGCTAATAGTTCTTCAGAGAGATTTTCCGCTCTGACTTTTTTCTTATCTTCTTCAGCTTCTTTTTTATCTTCTTCTTTATATTTTTCTTGCAATGCAAGTTTTACATCAGTCATCGTTTCGCTCCTTATTTTCTAGCAGGTTAGAGATTTCCTGTAACGTTTGTTCAAATGCTTGAACTTTTCCCACAAGATATTGATATTTTTCAAGACTGTCAACACCTGACATAATAGTATCTTTACAGTCCTCAATAGCTTGTTTTAAGTATCGTTGTAGCTTGTACACTACATTAAGTTCTTCCATTATTTTTCCTTTCGTATATTTTTATATCATGAATGACCCGAAAACAGAAGCCGAAGATTTAACGGTTATTGTAGAATTTGATTTTGAATTACCAACTATTCATTAATAGTCAGTTGTTTTAATTAGAAACTCTTCAATCCACATGACTCGGTCATCCATTTGAAGAATTCTTTCTTTAATAATAGCAATATCTTGTTGCATTTCTGCAACAGCGTCTGCTTTCTTTTCAACTGCATTTAATCTTTCAGACCACATTCCCCAAGTCATAGCTATAGTGCCTGTCAATACTAAGTATGGAAGAATGGTTTTAAGGTCTAGTTTCATTTTGATTTAGCGCTCATGTTATTTAAAGGGTTATTTAAAGCCTTATTTATTTGTAAGTCAAGGTTTTCTTCTATGACCTTTAGCTCATCAAATATTTCTCTAGTATCCTCTTTTTGT